GTCCGGTGCCGTAACCGTGCGTTGCAGACGCAACCAATGAAGGGTGGCAGCTTCTTAGGTATGGGTGGACAGGCAGTCGTGCTTGGGGCAGATGGACCGGATGGGTGGGATTTCCTTCCGGACATAGTTGGTGGGGTACGGACACGAAGTGCTAGTGTAGTGCCAGTGGTGAAGGCATCTCTAGCTGGATTGGGGGGCAAGTGGGATGCGGAGGACATTGTTGCCCATGTGACAGATGCAGGAGGGTCCCAGGTGAAAGAAAAGAACGATTTCGTCAGAGCTGTCGCAGGTGGTAACTCCTACGTGAAGATGATTACAAATCCATACATTACTTATTATGACGCATTTCATAGTGATGTCGTAGCTAAAGCTGGTGGGTATCTTTCCCTCAGATCAAAGGGACTCGATGAGGATAATGCGCTGGATATGTGTCTAGTGATGGTTAGATACACCAGAGATCTCGAACCGAATGCGGAACTCAGAATTGTAGCCATTCCATTGATTCTTGCGGACATCATGATTGGTCTCGTTCATATCAATGGTGCATTCATACACGGCGATCTACACCCGGGTGGGATAGGATTGATGCGAGATGGATGTCCAATCTTAACGGACTATGGTAGCATGATGAAACCAGACGAAATGGCCACATTTTTGGGATCCAGGCTTCATCCCAGTGATTACTATTGGACATTTCGGCAGTTCGCCGATCTCAACAAACTCCTTGCCAGTGTAAACTACACCCTTGTCGACGGCGACATCCCACGGATTTGCAGAATATTTGATCTCTTGTCGATGATGGCAATTATTGACGAGCTGTTACCTGGAAGCAAAACGCATGCAGACGGGTTCCGCAAGTGGCTGTTTGCGAACTGGAGGACCCCTGAGTTCACGCAAGAAGCGCTTCACAAAGCGGTCAATCAGCTATGTATGCTTATTGTTCGTCCCGGGTGGAGACCAATGACAATGGAGCAAGAAAAAGCCATTGCAATGGAATATAACCAAGGAGCCGGCCCTACACGGAAAAAAGATAGGCTGTGGGGAAGAATGCGGGATTATTACCGGTATGGCATTAGATACTAATACAGTTCAAGCAGTAAGGGTTACACCAAATTTCTCCAACGCTTCCTTGGCCGCCATCTGCTCGGCCTTCTTGCGAGTAGGCCCCTGACCACGACCATGGGTAGTTGTGCCCTCCATCACGACAACTCTGATCTCTTTAGAGTCGGGCATCGGACTAAGCATCTGATACACAGGCGTAGATCCGAACTCGCGCTGACAATACTTCTGGAAGATGTCCTTGTAGTTGGTGATAGTGGTCACGGCATCCTGCACGTCAATGTATGCTTCAACGACATTGGTCACGAAGGCATAGACAATATTGAACCGGTTGCCGCAGTCGGTCCACAATGCACCAATGAATGCCTCAAAGATGTCACCGAGTTTCTGGATGTTCTTCCTACCGTTAATCGCCACTGACTCTTCGTTGTGACGAGAAATGACGTAGAAGGCATCCAACCCTACCTGCTGACACAACACGCCAATCCGCTCGTTGTTGACAAGCTCCTTACGAGCATCTGTCAAGAACCCTTGCTTCTTCTCCGGGTACTTGCGGCGCAAGTAGGTTGCCACGCAGACACCCAACACCGAATCGCCTTCAAACTCCAGGCACTCATACGACTCATCTTGAAGGGGCATCACGCCAGATGGACACGGAGCGAGAGACGCCGGTCGTCCATCGGGAGTAGTGTAATCAGATCGCTTGACATAGGTTGAGTGGACCATTGCTGTTTGGAACACCTTGGAGTTCGCAACACGGTAGTGTGGCAATCCATGACGATGGAGAATACGATGAATATCCTTCTCTGTAAAGGCTCGGTTCCGGGGGTTGTAGGGAGAGTAGGTGTCGCTCATTCTACCTTGTGCTTTCATTACCAAGTCTTTTATCCGTTTTCTACACAATGGGAGCCGCTCAGTCCATGACGTACACGGAGCTACCCGACGCCCTCCCCAAACATGATCCGGGCAACATGATTGAGATTGCAAATGTCCGGTATCGTTCTCCGTGGAGGCGTGATATGGCGATTGGATTCGTATTCTTCAACCCTGCAAAGTCCAAGCGGATGCTCATGAACTATCTGTATACGATCGAAAAACTCAAATTAGCAAAGATCCCCTACTATACGCTGGAATTGGTATTCAATCGGCAAGAGCCGGAGATCAAGGATGCCTTCCACGTCTACGCTAAGTCGGTGATGTTCCACAAGGAACGGTTATGCACCCTGTTAGAGGCCATGATCCCCTGGTACTATTCCAAGATCATGTTTATGGATGCAGATATCATCTTCGGCAATCCCGATTGGTATTCGGAGGTCTCAGGTGCTTTGTATGACAACGATGTAGTGCAACCGTTCACCACAGCCGTGTGGATGGACATCACCTACACCAAAGCTACGCAGATCAGGGAGTCGGTGATCTTCATGGATAAAAGAAAGACCTTTGACCACAAACTCCACCCGGGCTTTGCATGGGCATTCACTCGCAAGTGGTTCCGCAAAGTGGGGTTCTTTGAGTATGGCGTCACAGGAAGTGGCGATACGCTGTCGGCGGCAGCGTGGTTGGGTGTCAAGTTCCCGACAACCTACCTAAAACCGGCACTGGTCCCTGCATATACGGAGTTTGATAAGCTACCTAAGCCTCGGATCACCTGTACGTCGGGTCCTGTGTTTCATCTTTGGCATGGGACACACGTCAACCGCAAGTATGTAGACCGCCATGTCATCCTGGATGGAGTCGCCGATATCCGGAAGGTCATGCGCCCCAACTGGAATGGAGTGTGGGAGTTCAGTGTAAAAGGATTGTCTGAAAAACTGTCGGCCTACTTCGCCGAGCGGGTGGACGATGGGGTGTAGTGGGCTGTGGTGGGCTGTGGCTTAAAAATAATGTGTGTATGATAGTCATATCACGTTGATGGTGAAACCTCTGTTCACTCTGGCTACTCGTCTGCTGAGCACCAATGGTTCCCTTGTGTGTAATTTGACTCGTATCCGGAGTGGGTTTCTCCCTCACGAAAACCTGGACCAAGCCAAACGCCATCTAGCAGACTTCCAGCAAACACTTCGAGAAATAGAGGAAACTCTCAATCACGCTTCGCCACCTTCAGCTCAAATCCGTAATCCGTCTCCACCATCTTCTCCTCTTGGCGTCTGACAATCTCAGCCATGAGTGTTTCCGACTGCTGAGGCAGAAGCTCATCCAAATATGCCTTCAACTCCTTCTTAGACATGCTCCAGCCCTTCTTCCATTGGTTGGGGCGCTTCACAGCAAAGGTCATCCCCGAGGTTGCAAGATTAATCTTGTCGGGGAGTTCCTCCCGAGATGAAGCGTAGAGTGCTGCAAGATCCAGCTCGATGGTGCGACGCTCGTCGCGAAGTTCATTGACACGAACATTGATGTCGTTGATCTGACGCTGAACACCGGCGTAGGCTGACAGAATAGGCTTGAGGTTCTCCATTGGTTTGTTCTTCCGCTGACTTAATAGTATCCGTTTTAGAACAAGGAATGTCGTGGCTTGACGATGATGAAGTGAAGCGCCTTCGCAAGGTGTACAATAGCGAACGTCCCAAGGAGGATCCGGTGCCCGAAGGTACGACGGAAGAGATGTGGACCAATATCCAGCATCGGCTGTCCGACAAGTGCGCAACCGGATCGGCGGAGTGCATTGTTGCGTCACTGATGCAACGACCGAAAGCTCCTAAGGAATGGGCGGTCAAGAGAAGCGAGTGGCTGTCGTCGGATGACATCGATCACGTGGAGAGGAGCTACACCAAGCTCTTTTCCAAGTACTTCTTTGTTGGATGTATCCCGATTGACTTTGATCTCCAAAGCGAGACCCAGCAATGCATTGTAAGTTCGCTTTGCAAGATGAAACTCCCCGAACTCGCAAAGCGAGGCCACGAGCAGATCGGCATTGTGTTCAACACTGATCCTCACGACGGACCGGGCGAGCACTGGATTGCCCTGTTTTGTGATGTGCGCTCCGACTTGGAGTATCCTCGCATCACGTACTTTGATTCGTATGCGCATGCGCCTGAGAAGGAGATCAAGACGCTCATGAAGCGGTGGAAGACTCAATGGGATGCCACGGGTATCCACAAGCAACCAATGAAGATGACCTTCAATGCCACTCGTCATCAATTCAAGGATTCGGAGTGCGGTATGTATTGCCTGTATTTCCACTACGCATGTCTGACCGAGATCCCTATGGAGGTGCGCATTCCAGACGAAGTAATGAATGGATTTAGGCAGATCTTGTTCACTGCTCCAAAAATAGAAACTGATAAGGAGTAATGGAGCTTGCGATCGGAGCCGCACTTGTCGGCATTCTTGGCTACTCTATCTGGCATGAGGCGATTGACAGTGAGGACGCCTCGCCAACGTCTCGTAAGCGCCTCTGTGATTACTACGTGACGGGCGGTGTCTTTGAGGATGCCAAGGCGGTCATCGCATCGGGTCGTCGTCTACTGGAGGTTCACCTCTATGCAGATGAGAACGGGAAGCCAATTGTTTCTAAGACGTCTTTGAATCAGGGATACGATTACACGATTGATTACTGGACGTTCGATTCAGTGTGCGTAGATCTGATTCAAGCGTGGGAGTCCAGTTCAGAGCCCTTCATTCTGTCCATTGTACCCCACACGACCAACAATGTAACTCTGAACAAGGCTGCTGATTGTTTGAAGACCACCGTGCGCCGTCACCTTGTGAGTGGAGTAGATGTGGACACTCCGCTGGACGATCTCAAGCACAGGCTTATCATCGTCTCTGAAAATGTACAGGGGAGTGAACTAGGATCGCTCGTGAATATGTCATGGTCCGATTCCAAACTGCGTCGCCTCCTGTATGGACAGGCGATGCACCCGAGAGATCAGCCCGAGTTAGTAGCGTTTAATCGCAATTGTATTTCTATCGTCACTCCCGACCCTACGTTCGGCAAGGAGACGCTTGACCCTAAAATTGCAGCTGCGTATGGATGCCAATGGCTCCTTTTTCCTGGTTCGGGTGCCGCCCCGGGGTTTGTTGAAAAACCGGCGGGCTTACAATAACTTCTTGACAACTAAACAAAATGACGGCTTGGCTCACCCACGTTAAGAAGACGATGAAGGCGCACAAGGGAATGA